TGCAACGAGTACCGGCGTGGCTTTGCTGATCTTGCAGTCTGAGCAACTGAGGTCGCTGGCGGTTTTCATAATGCGCGACCCCCACCGATACGACCTGAGAAATACATCAAGCCAAAGAAAAATGCTGACCAGAAGATGACTCGAACGATTGTGCGAGTTCTGTAATAAGCGCGTGACTTCATTCTGTTTCCGTCTTTTCTGTGCGAAGGAGTGGGATAGGTGCGCTCCAAGTTCTTGCGCCGAGTGGTCGGATAGCTAGTCGGGTAATCCCGTTATCAAAGTTAGTGACAAGGTACTCATCACTGTTCTCATCGCGGAATACATGGGTTGTAATCATTAGTTGCCTTCTTTCATTAGTTCGATTTCGATTTTAAGGGAACACCATTCACATTCGTAAACGGGTGTGGAGTTTTCTACGAGATGAATCCAGAGGCGATTAACAAATCCCCCTTTAGTACCGCAGAACACGCATTGCATTAGTGTCGCTCGATCCAGAGTCCAGTGATTGCGAGAACTGTAAAAGTCGCGCAGGTCAGCATCAGAACAATCACATCGCACCGCCGTAGTTAGTAGTCAAAACATAAGTGTCGTCTGCGGTGTCAAAGTAAACGCGTGAGTCGATGTTCTGCGCTTCAAGAAATGCTTTAGCAAAGAGAACATCTGAGAAGCGTTCCAACCAGTAAGCGCGTTGAAAGGAGTAATCAATCGGTGCCTGATTATCAAAGTCCAAATCCTCAAAGCGACCTTCTTGGAGTTTCCATTCGCTCTGGTATTCGCTCCAGTTGGCAGAATTGACCGCGAGCTGATCGAAGTCTTTAGATGTGAGTTTCATTTATACACCTGCCTTTTCAAATCGGCGAGCAAGGACTGAGTCAAAAGATTTGCCGTAATTAAAAGCGTATTTTGTAATGTCTGCCAAACAAATCAAGCAGATTTCGCGGTTGTTGGTGTGAGCTAAAACTTCTACTTCGTTGTTACAAAGTGAGCAGATCATTTTGTTGCCTTCCGTCATTGGGGCTGTGTTGCCCTGTTAAGGAATACATTACGGCATAGATTACGAAATGGGAAGCCCTAGAGCCAAAATTAGATAACAATTTCGTAACATTTGACATCTGCGCCGGGGGTGTCGGAATAGACTTTTCTAGCCTTAATGTCTACTACTTGTGAATCGTCTTGGTAGCAGATACCTGTGAGTGAGTCTAATAATCCGCGCAAATACTTGTCCAAATCTGGAGCAACTGTGGGGCGATCTCGTTTTACTGTTTTAGGTCGGCGAACCCTAAAGGTGACCTCAATGCCTATCGCGCTATCTACGGGCTTGGCTCCGGCAAATCTAGCGGCTAGGGCGATAGTTGAACGCCAGACGGCTAGGGCTGACCCCTGAGAGTGTAAAACATGACCATTGATTACCTTCATGCTCCCCTGCGGTACGGGTGTTCCATCGCAGGAAAACTCAATCATGAGCCTAGTTTGACAGAATAGCTACTGGGTCAATTACAACCTTGTGAGAATCTACTGAGCCGTCAGTCAAATAGAGATCGTAGGCTCCAGCGTAATCAGGGCCATCAATGACCTTGACGATGCCTGTAAATCCCTCAACTGCGACTTTATCTCCGCATTGAATCTGATTTGGTGTTACCAGCATGACTTCCCCTCTCGTAATGCTTACGATAATGGTAACAGATTACTTATGCGCTTGCGCCTCTTTAAGCCTCTCTCTTTGGCGTTTGCTTAGGATTTCACCTAGAGTCAATTAAAGTGGCTGAGATTGAATCCTCGGGCGTTTTAGGGCTATCTCAGAGCCTATTCATCCTCAATAATAAACCCGATCTTTGCATTTTCAGGCCGTAATTCATCCTCAGCAAACACATCGACTCCACCTCTTGCCGCATATTGCCCCGTGCCCGGCTCAAACTCCCACTCTAATCCACCCTGCGCGTACTCGATGCCTGCGTTCAATTTAATTTTGGCTTTGAGGTCTGCCGTAACTATTTTGCGCCATTCGTGATCTACTACGGTGTTTGGAGCCTCAATAGCTCCCATATCAAATTTAGGAATGTTTCTAGCGTTACGGTGCATGAGGTTTATATCGCTCGGCATGATTGAGTCTTTAGAGTTTTTATAATGTGTGCTGGCGTACTCAAGTGCCATGTCATAGGGCATATGCGGATTGAGAACTTTATCCCACGCCATAATCTTTGAGTCCTCGGGGACAACTCGTGCATCTATGGAGTTGATAAAGACTAGGAGTTTTGCGACTTCATTAGTTTGCATTGATAGCTCCTTGCATAGTTTGATCGATTGCGCCCCATCGGGCAAGAACATCTAAACGGTAAGCATCGCCTTTAAGCGGTTTTTTACTTTGTTGCATCTTTGCTCGCATCCGCATCGCCGGATACTGGATTCTAAGTTTTGCTGGTGAGAGGATATTTATAGCCCAGAAATCGTCGTTCATCGCCCAGTCGATTGCAGTTTTTATTTGCTCAGAAGTAAGTGGCCCTGAGTTTTCTCTAGTATCTCCTTTGCCGATCTTGCCTTCGAGAAGTAAGCGCATCTCCGAATACCAGCGATCTGATTCGGTTTGCTCTTGAGTTGGTTTCGGTTTCAACCCTCGATTGCCTATGGCATCTGCCAAATACAAGCAGAGATCAACGATTTCAGGATTTCTCTCTTCTTTGTGTTCTCTTTGTGTATTCTTTGTAGAATTAGTACAAACGCCAATTTTGGCGATTCCATCTGACATTTCTGTCGCTTCCATCTGACTTTCTGCGCTATTCCAAAAGACATGAAAATAGTCAATGGTGTACCACTTTGTTCGATCATAAGCCTGTGGCTGGCATGAAATTATCAAGCCCAATTCCTCAAGTGCTTGCATTGCCGATCTAACTTGTCTTGGCGTTAGCCCCAGGTTTTCAGACCAATCCTCATAAGTGTTATAGACCCAAATCTGCCCGTCATACTCGTTGTCTGATCTTTCTAGCCAATATGAAAGTTGCTGGAGAACCATCGCTTGAGAAGATGACCCAAGCCTTTTAACAATTTCTGGGTGAACTTGTATGAAATAGCCCGATGCTAGTAATGAGGGCTTTGTGTCTGTACCATTCATCTTACTGCTCCTATTTCGATTAGGTGTGGTCACGCCCTCGGCAGTTGATAGCTGCGCGAGGGTCTTAATTTTACTCTTTTCCACGCCCTCACGCTTTGCGCTCATAAATTACTGCTTTCGTGACATTGACACTCGCACTCTGCCGTTCCTTGATCTGTTGATTTCTGGCAGACATGGTGGGTATTGAACTTACACATAAGCGAAAGCCTCATTCTTTTCCCATCACTTCCTTTGGATAAGGCTGGGCGTTAAGTAATAACTGCGATTGAAGTACCTTTTTGTGTTGCTTGTCATTTGGTAATAGATAAAGATAGCGATGTTTTCCTTCGCGTTGAGTAGGTTTCCAGCCCCATACATTCGCTTCTTCCTTAGTGACATTATGACCGTTTTGGCGAGGGTGTCTTAATCTGCCCGTAGGATCAAGATAGAAAGTTGCTTTGCCAGATGTACCCGTATAAATGGCGTTGGTTGCTTGATAAATGATTCCTACATGACCTTGAGTAGCATCAGCAAAAGATAAAACAGCGTTGTAATAAGGGCGGTCTTTTTTTAATTCCTTCAACGCCCTAGAAATAAACCACGACTCACTATTTTTCGGAACTTCATCAAGTAATACCAATCGGTGAAGTTCCGTTACACTTCGCTTATGTTCGCTTCCAAATACTGAGGCACACACATTTTCGCTTGATGGCGTGGCGAAAGCACAAACCCCTACTAAATCCCAGCCATCAAATAATCCGTAACACATCGGGCCATTGTGTATCCCGTGAGAGTAGTGGTGTTCTTTGACGAACTCTTTACCCCTTGAGGCTGAAATCTTTTCAACTACAAGCATTGAGATTTAGTCTTGATCGGCTTTGCTTAGATTGTCTAAAAGCGTTGTTAATTGTTCCTCAGAACACAACGAGGACAATGCTCCCACTAGGAACTCCAAGCCGTTCGGGATTTCGCTGTAAGCATTGACTAACTTAGTTTCGAGTTCAATTCTGTCCATTTGCTTTCTCCTTTTGTCGGTTGAGGAACTTCCCAATCGCCTCGTAGATCATCTCTTCGGTTATCCCGTACTTTGTAAAGTCTTTGATGACCTTATCTTTCATCTCTGACTTTCGGTTATCCATAACTGCCTCTCTTTCATCTGTCGTCATCCCACCCCAGACCCCATAATCCTCGTTGCGTGAGGCATACCCTAAGCATTGCTTCCAGATAGGGCAAGGGGCGCAGGTGAATCTAAAGACTTCAACATCGATCAGCTTGAGAACTCCGCGTCCCTCGATTTTGTAAAAGAAGTCT